GGCGGATCGGCTATCGAACCTCGTGAGGTTCGGATTACCGAGTCGTCTGATTTCTCCGCAGGTGCCGACTCATGGGGTTTGTCCAATGGCGGAAGTAATACTATTGCTGGGGCTCAGACTGTTGATGGCGTAGCAGATTGCCTGAAGGTGACAATAGTTGATGATACCCAGTTCACTTTTAGAAGGGGCGGGGTAACTGACCCCAATGTCGACGACAACAAGGACATTGCCGTCTCATTCGATATGTACATCAGCAGCAGTACAGCGAGTGGGACTAGCCATATCTATGGCGGTTTCTTTGAGAACTTTAGAGCCTTTTCAGTAACTGCAAATCAGTGGACAAGTGTTAGTTTCACCCAGACGCTGGGTGGTGTAGCTGGTGGCTTTCTTGGTTTTACAACATTATCAGGAGACAATTTTGCCTTAGGTGACTATATAGCTATCAAAAACTATAGGCTCACCGTCTACGCCTAAAGACTGTTGTAGAACCGCTGCACTATAAGCCTAGCCTTTTGCGTTAAGGCGTACCTCACCTTGTATGTGTATTTGTTTTCATCTCGAAAGAGGTGATCCTCTCTTGTCTTCGATGGGGTTAGTCTATCGAAGTGCTTGTAGATGAGACCCGCGTTTACCATTGGGAAGATGTACCTATCTCCCATGTGTCGCTTCACCACCCCATATTCTTTTGACGCATAGTCGATAGTAAAGAACTCCAGGTCGTATGCCCAGAGCATGAATAGGAGTTCTTTTTCGAAGATGTCGTTCTTAGTAAGACACTCGTCCATGCGGACTTTGAAGTGCTTTAGGTGATTGTGATTTATATATCTTTGATCTAGGTGGGAAAACTCACGGAAGAGTTTCTTTTTACTAACTGTACTTTTAGGCATGAGCGAAGAAGAAGATAAGAGAGAGCGTTTCTTGATTGCTGTCCAGCGTCTTCATATTGAGCTGGATGCTCTGACTCATGTTCATGGTATGAAGGGTGAGGCTGTCAATATAATGCTTACTGGCATCATCGACCACGACAGCTTTGGCGAACCTGTTCTCAAGGCTGTTTTCAGTATCGACGTGCATAACGAAGATGTGCTTCAGGAGGCTATGGACTTCATGGTGTTCAGCTACGAGAACAACGAGGATGTCAGCAACAAGTACGACGACGAGGAAGAGGACTACGAGAGCGACAACTGGTGGAAGTCAATCTTCGACGACTGGGACGACTCGCCCGAAAATTTAAATTAATGAACGGACTCATACGCAAGATCGTCATCGGGCCCAACCCGAAGGACGGTATGGCATATTACGTCGGCATGCGAGCTGGCGGTGGAGAGGTTTGTGCTATAGTACTTGACGATCAGCACCTGCACAGGCACTCCAGGACTCGATACCTTGTTTATATCGAAGTGGATGAAACGCAAGCGCTATGGAAGGCGGTAGATGATATGCCTTGTATCATTGAGTTTGATCTAAACTTCTAATCATGAATCTATTGTACTACTTCGTTGTGAAGCTCCCTAAGAGGTTTCACGACGAGGTTGATCTTGGTGACCAGAAGATTTACATGGAAACCAAGTTCGACGAGTTTGCTCACAGGGTAAACGAAGGCGAGGTGGTGTACACCCCCTTGAAGTTCGATACCCCCGTAAAGCCTGGGGATACATTGTACTTCCATCACAATGTTGTCATCAATGGGGGTATGCCGTTTGCTGACTATGAGGATCACTATGTGGTAAGCTATGACCCTAAGGTGGCGGTAAACAGTCATGCGTATGCCTACCGCCCTCAAGGTACGGATGAGATATATCCACTAGGTATGTGGACGCTTCTGCGCCCAACACTGGAGGAGTCTTTTGAGCACCTCATGTTTGACATCGTGGAATTAGAAGAGAAGCCGAGAACCAAGGGTGTTGTCGCATCCATGAACATGGAGGGTGTTGAGCTTGGTCTACACATAGGCGATGTAGTGGGGTTCAAGAAGAATATGGACTACACCTTTAAGGTTGACGGTAAGGAATACTTCCGCACTCGCACGCAAGACTTGCTGTATGTCGAGGGGTAAGTTCACAACAATAGACGCAGCAAAGCGTCTGATGGCTTCTATGGAGGTAGCTATCAACAATATGATTGAAGAAATTAAAAAGCCCGTAGATCAGGACATCAACGGTAGCGCTAGAAAGGCTGAGCTTCAATCAATTAAACAGACGGCTATAGATTGTAAAGAGCTGCTTGTTGAAAGACAGAAGCTAGAGCAGATGATGAAGGACCTTACATTAGGGGGGGATCTTTCAGAAGGCACAGACTATTCAGGAGGATTTGCAGAAAAATTCTCAAAATGAGTTGGAAAGCAGAAGGATGGGACCAGCTAATGGAGTCCTTAGAAGACAACGAGTGCATCACCTGGGACGGATTTGAAGATGCTTTGGTTGGTATAACTACGGGCATAGAGCCTGTAGCTGTGTATGACTACGGTAGGATGGTGAAAGTCTGCATGGTGCGAGATGAGATGGACTACGAGACGGCGGCAGAATACATATCCTATAACGCACTGGGTGGCTATCTAGGTCCAAAGACCCCAATAGCTATTGAGCTTGACTGGGAACGCACCTGCGCCGTAGTAGAGCCACCTAAATGAGAAGCGTTTGTTTCTTCATGGTGTATCACAAGCGTCCAAATGTGACGCGCATGGCCATTGACCATATGGCTGATACTATCATGTTGTTCAACCAAGAGGGGATTGAAGCCGAGGGTATTGTCATAGGGAACTCAAAAGCAATAGCTCGGTTCTGTAACGACCTGGGCATCACGCACCTCGACTTCCCGAACGACCCCGTATCTAACAAGTTCACCTACGCTTGGCTCATGGCTGTGCAGCGCGAAATGGATTACATATGCTGGTTAGGTAGCAACAACCTGCATGGTGATGGGTACTGGGTGTCGGCCATAGAAAAGATCAAGGGTCATAAGGTGGCCACCTTTGGGACACGGAACTGTGTTATCATCAGCACGAACCCCAAGAATCAACGGACCTGCTTGTTCCACCCCAAGGAAGGATACCTGATTAGCTCTGGTCAATTCTTCTTGACCTACAGCTTCAAGCACGCCGTCAACATACTTACGGTGTATGATATGGATCAGCAGTTCAACTTCGATGGGAAGATCCTCGATTGCTTTACCGATACGTGGGGCAGTCAGATCGTGGAGGAACTGACGTTTGATGAAGAGGATTGCCTAGACATCAAGACCGATTACAACATCCACAGCTACGAGTCGTACATGGGTAGATATCCCGATTATCTCGAGTCTGGATTGATCGTCCCGCGATTCCCAAGGCTCAAGCTATTCATGACGGGGTACTACGATTGAGTACTTTTGTTTTGTTATGCTTGTTGACGTAAAAGGCTATGAGGGAAAGGGAATATCGATTTGTCCCAACGGTACGCTGGGCGACCACATCGAAATCGGTGGGCTGCTCATTGTCCTTCCCAAGGCGCCCAAGGTCAAAGACATCCTCTACTATAGTCTTCCCATTGCTGATCAGCGATGGAGGAGATCTGATCTACCCAAGGAACTATCGCGTATACGTTCTATGGATGAGTGGGCGGAGATGCCGAGGGAGTTTAGAGAGAAGTTTCGTCCATACATCGAAGAAGAGTTTCGGCGTAGGCGTGAGGGTGTTTGGTTTTATAACAGAGGTGATGCTACATACATCACGGGTCGTCACTATATGATGCTTCAGTGGGCGCAGCTAGATATTGGCGCCCCTTACTACCTGGAGTTTCAAAGGGACATCTTCCTGCATTTAGCCGCATGTGAGGCAGATCCCCGATGCATAGGACAGCTTTACACCAAGTGTCGCCGCTCTGGATACACGAACATATGCTCATCGGTCATTGCTGATGAAGCAACGCAAGTAAAGGATAAGCTGCTAGGTATACAAAGCAAGACAGGTAAGGACGCACAAGAGAACATCTTCATGAAGAAGGTGGTCGCTATGTTTCGGAAGTACCCCTTCTTCTTCAAGCCTATCCAAGACGGAACCACTAACCCTCGTATGGAGTTGGCATTTCGTGAGCCATCTAAGAAGATCACGAAGAAGAATAAGACCTCGGGTGTTGGGGACGCACTGAACACTGTGGTGAACTGGAAGAACACCACCAACAACGCCTACGACGGAGAGAAGCTTCACATGCTATATCTGGATGAGGCGGGCAAGTGGGAAAAGCCTACGGACATAAGAGAAGCGTGGAGGATACAGCGGACGTGTTTGATCGTTGGACGTAAGATCGTTGGGAAGGCTATGGTGGGCAGCACCGTAAACCCAATGAGCAAAGGGGGTATCGAGTACAAGGATCTATGGATGGATTCCAATCCTGACGATCGAAACAAAAACGGTCGTACCCGTTCAGGGTTGTATCGTTTGTTTATTCCTGCATATGATTCTCTTGAGGGGTTCTTCGACAAGTATGGTAGAGCTATCGTCGAGGATCCAGAGGATATGATTGAGGGTATTGATGGGGAGATGGTTCACATGGGGGCCAAGACTTTCCTCAAGAACGAGAGAGATAGCCTCAAGCATGACGCCTCAGAACTGAATGAGGTTATCCGTCAGTTCCCGTTTACTACGGACGAAGCCTTTCGTGATAGTATCGAAGCCAGCTTGTTTAACATTGGCCAGATATACGAACAAATAGAACATAACGATGATCTCTTTCCAAACCCTGTAGTATCTGGTAGATTTACTTGGAAGGGAGGAGCAAAGGATACAGAAGTTGTTTTTACACCAGATCCAAAGGGGAGATTTAGGATTGCATGGATGCCAGATCCAGAACTCAGAAACCTCAAGGCATATGAGAAAAACAAGAGGATCGCACCTAACGCTCACCTTGGTTGTGGTGGGGTGGATAGTTACGATCTCGATGCTACTGTGGATGGACGTGGATCCAAGGGTGCGCTCCATCTTTACAACAAGTTCAACATGGAAGTACCTGCTAACATGTTTGTTCTTGAGTATGCTTCCCGTCCGCCGCTGGCTTCGATCTTTTATGAAGATGTCCTTATGGCATCGGTCTTCTACGGATACCCGTTACTGATAGAGAACAACAAGTATGGTATCGCTAGATACTTCGAGCAGAGAGGGTATGACGGATATCTTATGGGGAGGCCCAAGCATCTGGTTGCCCCGAACACAAACATCAAAGTAAAGACCAAGGGTATCCCCTCAAACTCGGTTGATGTAATACAATCCCATGCCCAAGCAATAGAAGCTTACATACACACTCACGTAGGGATCAACAGAGAGACAGGAGAGATGGGGGCTATGTATTTTAACAAAACCCTTGAGGATTGGATTGGATACGATATAAATAAAAGAACTAAGTTTGACTTGACCATTAGCAGTGGTCTTGCTTTGTTAGCTGCACAGAAAGTCAAACAGAAAAAAGTAGAGTCTGACTTTACGGAGAAGCGGTTTTTTCGCCGATATAAGATCAGGGGATGATTTATTATATTTGTGGGTAGATTAATTACCCCACATGTATAACAAATCAGTTGATTCTTCTGGTGGGTTTCCTGATCCATTAGCTCCTCAAGAAGAGAAGCAGTCCAAGGACTATGGACTCAACTACGCTAAAGCAATACAGGGGCAATGGGGTAGCACGTTTGATTCTAATTCCACTTTTGGAAATAGAAAGAACATGTTCATCAGGAACAGAGACTACTCTAACGGTACTCAGGACACCACAATCTACAAGCAACTGCTGAATCAGAACAACCCGAATAATGGTGACGGGTCGTTGATGAATCTGGACTTCACCCCTGTCCCAGTGCTCCCTAAGTTCGTGAGGATTGTTGTCAATAAGATCCTCGGTCGTAATCCTTATCCAAACGTAGAAGCTGTAGACCCGCTCTCCACTAGCGCTAAGGATGCGGAAAAGAACCTGATCAAGAATCAGGTCAAGCTACGGGAGCAGTTCATGGAGATGGAGCAAATGATGGGGCAGCCCATGATGGGGATGAATGCCATGGATATTCCAGAGACGCTGGAAGAGGCGGAAATTCTCATGGACTCCAACATCAAGACCGATGCTGAGGTAGCTGCTCAGATCGGAACGAACTTGACCCTGGAGCTAAATGAATTTAGTGACACCATATACAGGCGTTGCGTCAATGACCTTGCGGCTCTAGGTATCGCCGTGACAAAGCGCAGCAATGACCCCAACTACGGAATCCATCTACAGTATGTAGACCCCACTCATTTTGTGCACAGCTACACTGAGGATCCTACGTTTAGTGACATTGTTTATGCTGGTCACATCCGCGAGATTCCCTTGTCTGAGCTCAAGCGTCTTGCTGGGGACCAACTGACTGAACAGGACTTCAAGAAGATCAGTAAGAAGACCCGCAGGAGTACATCCAATAAGTACCCTAACAAGCCGTACTCAACCCAGGGTCCAATGAAAGAGAATGACTCCGCCTATGTGGTGGAGGTTATGGACTTTGAGTTCATCAGTGTAGATACCATGTACTTTGAGGAGAAGGAGAATCGGTATGGCAATACCAATTTCTTCTACGAAGGCTTCTCATATAAAGAGAAAAAGGGTAGCGTATATGAACGACAGGTATCGACTATGGATGTCGAGTGCGTGTACGGTGGGACTTACATTATTGGTACCGATCACGTATTGAACTACGGTAAGCAAAGCAACGTACCGAAAAATATTTACGACATCAGCAAGGCTAAGCTGTCGTACTCTGTTGTAGCCACAAACATGGTGGGCAATATGCCCAAGTCCATGGTTGATAGTTGCGTGGGGTTTGCCGATATGCTGCAGTTGACCCACCTCAAGATCCAACAGGCAATTGCAAAAGCCAAGCCCGATGGATTGATCATCGACATTGAGGGGTTGGAGAACGTACAGCTTGGTAAAGCAGGGGAACTGCAGCCGCTAGATCTGCACGACATCTACGAGCAGACGGGTGTGTTCTACTATCGAAGCAAGAACCCCGAGGGTGGATTTCAAAACCCACCAGTCAGGGAGATTGGCAATAGTATCAGGAACATTAATGAACTCATTGGTCTGTACAATCACTACCTGAGGCTTATTAGAGACACCACTGGTATCAATGAGGTTGTAGATGCCAGCACGCCAAAGAGTGAGGCTCTTGTTGGAGTGCAGCAGCAGGCGATTGCGGCAAGCAATAATGCTACATATGACATCACATTTGCTGCCAATCTGTTGTTTAAGAAAGTATGTAGTGATGTAGTTAAGTGCCTGCAGATTCTACCGCCAGAGAGTGTCATCTACACTACATACGCTAACGCCATCGGTGAGACCAACATGTCTGTGTTGAGTTCGTTTTCCGATCTACCGATGTTCAACTTCGGAGTGGTGGTAAAGCGGGAGATGGAGGATAAAGAGCAACAGGCTTTAGAGCAAAGCATTCAAATCGCTTTGGGTCAAAAGGAGATTGACCTGGAGGATGTCATGGCCATTCGGGAGCTCAAGGATATCGCTCAGGCCGAGAGGCTCTTGATTGTTCGCAGGAAAAAGAGAATGCAACAACAGCAGGCGCTGATGCAACAACAGCAGCAGCAGCAGGCTCAAATAGCGCAGCAGCAACAACAAGCACAAGCACAGGCTCAAATGCAGCAAGTGCAGATTAATGCTGAGTTGGAGGCCAAGAAGATTGAGCTAGAGACAAAGGCAAAGCTGGCATTACTGGACGCTGAGCATCAGAATAATATGGAGTTGGCTCAAGTCAAACTGCAAGTAAAGGATGATGAGAAGGGTCAAGAGTTTGAGAATCGTAAAAAGATCGAGTCTCAAAAGGACGACAGGAAGGACGAGAGAGTCAAGAAACAAGCCGTACAGCAAAGCAAGTTGATATCTCAAAGGCAGGGTGAAGCCCCACCACTTGAGGAAGAGCCCACTACTGATGTTCTCAGTGTCTTAAATATGATGCAGCCAAATGTCTAAGGTAAATCTCGATGTAGCCGACAGGCTGGACATTACATGTAGGAGGGGAGATACGTTTGAGTTGACTCTCACCTTAAAGGATAGCAGCGGGACAGCGCTACCGCTGTTGACTGACGAGTATACTTTTCTTATGGAGGTCCGTAAGAGTGTTGTGTCAAATGCTTCACGTAGGTCTGTTCAAAGGATAGGCGTGCCAACTGGTGGAGAGGGAGGTAACAGTGACGACGACAATTCCATCACCGACGGTGCAGCCAATACAGAAAATATTGTTATCGGCAGCGTAGAAGGCGGTGTTAAAGGCCCTGTGAATTTCACATTTAACGACAAAGACGACTCTGGCAACGTAACTGTTTTTGTGAGTGCGTTAGAAATGCGCAAGGTCCCCGCAGGAAAGTATAAGTATGACCTGCAGTACAATGTGGGGTCAAGACAAAAGACTATCCTAGAAGGGAGGTTTACTGTCAATGAGGACATCTCTAAAGCCCTTTAAGTATGGCCACGGAGATTACAGTATCTGGGGGTACGTCAGTAACCGTTACATTACCTACAACTGGATCGGTATCAGTAGCGAACACGGGTCGTAAAGGAGACACGGGTGTTACAGGCCCAACAGGACCCACAGGCCCTACTGGCGCGGCTGGTGCGGCTGGAACAAATGGATCAGATGGTGCTACGGGAGCCACAGGTCCGACAGGCCCAACAGGAGCTGCGGGGACAAACGGCACTAACGGCACTAACGGCACTAACGGCACTGACGGCGCTACAGGCCCAACAGGCCCGACGGGACCCACTGGTGCTGCGGGATCCAATGGAACAAACGGTACTGATGGCGCTACTGGTCCTACTGGTCCGACTGGCGCTGCGGGTACGAATGGTACGAATGGCACGAACGGGACCGACGGAGCCACGGGCCCGACAGGTCCCACTGGTCCTACTGGCGCGGCTGGGACAAACGGCACTAACGGCACTAATGGTGCAGACGGTGCAACAGGACCTACGGGACCTACTGGTCCTACTGGGGCTGCTGGTACCAACGGAACCAATGGAACGAATGGATCAGATGGGGCTACAGGTCCGACAGGACCCACGGGCCCGACGGGTGCAGCGGGCACAAATGGTACTAATGGCTCTGACGGAGCTACGGGTCCGACTGGTCCTACGGGTGCAGCGGGGTCTAGCAATGAGCTAGACGGTCAGATCCTAGAAGTGATCACACGCAGTACTGCCTATGGCAACGGGTCTTACGAGGGGCATGTGATTAAGTACGATAGTGACACGATAGTTAATGAGAAATTCTATGTGTACACATCATCTGGTTGGACTGCGGTAGATGCGGACGTGGAGGCCAAGACGTATGGATTGTTTGGCATGGCGCTAGGAACGAGTTCTGCAACGGACGGCCTGCTAATCAGGGGGGTGTACGCATCTACTTCCTTCAGTGGTTTTACCGCTGGGCAAACCCTGTACATCTCGACGACTGAGGGAGCGATTACAGCCACTGCTCCATCTGCAACTGGGGACTTTGTTCGGATCATCGGATATGCCCTTGGTAGCAACTACATCTTCATTGACCCATCGCAGGACTACATTGAGATTGCGTAATGCCAGATATAGCGAAGGTATCGGGAGTAGCAGAAGCTAGTATTGCTAAGATTGATGGTGTGGCCAAAGCCAACATCGCTAGTGTAAGCGGCATCAGTATTCCTGCAGGGGTGGGGGGGAAAGTCACCTCTGGACTAGTTATGCATTTGGATGCTGGAGACTCTAGCAGCTATTCTGGTAGCGGGACAAGCTGGCTTGATCTGACATCAAGCAATATCGACTTCACCTTGATAAACAATCCAACCTATTCGTCCACTGATGGTGGTGGATCTTTTGAATTTGACGGAGTGGATGATGAGATCAGCTCTACCTATTCTGCCTCTTCCCCAATACTGTTTAGCGCAAACGATTTGGATACAAACGGAGCTACAATTCAGCTTTGGGCAAAGAATGTTACGGGTCAAGTTATCTTTTTTGATACTAATAGCGCTAGTAACAACCACTACTATGGTCTGTCGGTATCACCTCAGTCTCATTCAACTAATGGTCAGAGGCTTGTTGCTCACATTTTTGAAGGGACTGCCAACAACGCCCCCTCATCGAGGAGGACAGCATTTTCTAGCTACGGCACACACAGTGCCAACACTTGGTATCTTTTCACTTTTACTTATAGCAGCAATGAATCAAGTGATATTGGCTTTCACGTAAACACTACCTCAGTAGCTAATTCAGGTACAAGCGGAACTGGAGACGACACCTCTCCTGGATACGATAGTAGTCGATTTCCAGCGATGGGAAGGGTAAGGGGTGTAGCAAGACAAGGCTATGTATCTCAAGTTATGGTGTACGACAAGGTGCTATCCGCATCCGAGATCACACAGAATTTTGATGCATTCAAAAGTCGATACGGTTATGGAGATATTGTGGAAACGGATCTAGTGATCAACTTGGATGCAGGCAATTCCAACAGCTACTCTGGGTCTGGAACTACGTGGTCGAATCTAGTGTCAGGTACAAGCTTTGATTTCACTTTGACCAATGGCCCCGTTTACACTGCTGATCAAGGAGGGTATTTTCAGTTTGACGGGGTAAACGATTACGCCACAAAAACTACTCTGTTTAATATGGCTGACTATCCGTCGTTTAGCATAGAGTCCTGGGTGTACGCAGACAACTCAAGTAGCGACCACTCCATCTGCGGTCAATGGCAAAATTCCCCTTCAGGTTTTGGCCCAGGCATTCTTTATTTGGACGTTGGTGACGGTGCTGTGGGTTGGGACTGGATCGTAAGGCTTTCAGATGGCACTAACAAAAGGATTGGCACGACAATAGCCAATGGCAGCGTCGGTGCGTGGAATCATGTGGTCGCTACATTCAACAGCACCCAAATGCAGTTGTATGTCAACAATAGTTTGATTGGGACTGTATCGACTGGGGATACGATCGACGACAACACTAATGAAGGACTTGCCATCGGTGCCGATAGGGATACTGGCAGTAGATATATGGATGGAAGAATTTCAATATTCAGGTTTTATGAAAAGGTTTTGAGTTCTACTGATATCGATCAGAACTACAACGCAATAAAAGGCAGATACGGATTATGATTAGTATCCCCATCGACAGAAGATATGTCATCATCAACGCCAGTGATATTGACAGAATTGATTTTGCACAAGTCCTAGAGACATCAATAGACACGGTTCGATATAGACTTGATGGTGTCGAGGCGGTATTGAAATATGAAGGAGCTATGCCTGCGACTATATCTGCTTTATCACCGACACCACAGGAGTATACACGCGATGAAATTCGACCGATCATGGGGAGCATCGAGTGGGAGGCAGAGGATACAGATGAGGTCTGATTTGACCTAATCTTTCCGTTTTATATTTGTATTATGGCAAGTTCTCCTACATCTACTAGAGTAAAAAACCTACTCAAGAAGCATGGATTAAAGGGGGTGAACAAACCCAAGGCTACACCAAAGCACCCAAAGAAGTCGCACATCGTGTTGGCTAAGGTGGGAAACAAGGTGAAGCTGATTAGGTTTGGTGAGCAGGGGGCCAAGACGAATCAGAACGCCAAGCAGCGTGCTTCCTTCAAAGCACGTCACGCTAAAAACATCGCGAAGGGAAAGATGAGCGCAGCGTACTGGGCTGATAAAGTCAAGTGGTAATGATCGAACACCTTAGTCATTTCGAATTCTTGGCGGTAGCAGGGGGGCTGCTGGGATTCTGGTTGAGACATCAATCAGATTTCACTACCCTGAAGTCGAGGGTCAAGGTGCTTGAGTCCGACAACAGCGTGCTGAAAAGCAAGATCGATGTCTTGCTCACAGAAATCCAAGAGATCAAGGTGCTTCTAGCAAAGAATCAAGTGCAATGAAAATCATACACAAGCACGCCAACGGCCAACCAACTAACCCTCAAGATGCGACGAGGGTGTCGATGCCTGCCCCTCCGATTGAGAGGCTGATGCAGTTGATTGCATATCAAAATGCAACGCATGACAATCCATATATGGACGACACTCCGTATCGATCTTA